GCCCCATTTGCCGCCCTTGTCTTTATACCACTTAGCCGCATAAGCATTAGCGTAAGCCGAGGGGTAAACCTTGTACTTACGCTTTGCCGCCGCTTTGGCTCTAGCCCATAGGGCTGGGTCTTTCGGCTTACTTGCCGCCACAGTATTTGCCTGTTTTGGTTTTGCCGCCTGATTTCTTTTTACCGTATGCCATCAGTTACTATACCTTCCCTTTTGGGTTTTGCTTTTGTCAACGCCGAACAAAGCGGCTCTGCCAGTAAACTGGTTTCCGATAGTAGAAAAAATAGGTGCTACAAAAGTGCCGAACACACTGCGGTCTGGCTGAGGTTTTTTATTTTTCTTGTTTTTCTTTGAACTTTGATAAGTAGCCATAATAATCTCCTGAGATAAAATAACATATTTATGTTTTGCTATAAAGGGCTACCACTTGCAACGGTCAGCCCAATACGCCGCTGACATTTTGCCCCTAGCGATATTTTTAGCGTGGCGGTCTTTAAACGCCTTTCGCTTTTTCTTCATAGCCTCGCTCTCACCCTTCTTAGGAGCGCCAGCAGTTTTTGCACCCTGCTGACCAAAGCGTATCAACTTAATCTTGTCACCCTCTTTTGCCACAACGACATGACTCTTAGTCGGATGGTTGGGTGTGCGCTTACATTGGTTATATTTAGACACCCCTGCTCTGGCTAGGCGGGGGTCTTTGGGAGCTTTAGGGGGCATCGTGTATCACCTCTAATCTAGTGCTTCTAACAAGCGCCTCGTATTCCTCTGGCGGCAATCCGGCTCTCACAGCCCAAATAGCTGACAACTGCAACAAGGTCATCATCACTTCCTCAGCATCCGCATCAACAACGTGGTACAGCCCTTGTATGTTCAAATCCATAATCTCGGCTAGGGCGTTAACTCTGTCCTCAAGGCTGTCTAAGCGCTCCTCGTCATTCTCAAGAGTGACCCTGATATCTAGTTCTCTCTTTGGAAAATCAACCACATTGGTCATACGATCCACTTTCTGTTGACGTTTACTTCACGCCTTGAAGTATAACTTCTACTGTAGCCACTAGCAACAGCACCCTGTTCTGCAAAGGTCAGCACAAAAGCATCCGCCACATCTGGGCTTCTTTGCCCTCTGCGTTTCATCTCGTCTTTACTTTCAACCTTTAGTTTACCAGTGCTGAGGTATTTATACCTTATGGCGGTAATCTCCTGTATCAGCGTATCGTCATCAGGTATTTTTACGTCTCTGCCCTCAAACCACTCTCTCGCGTTCCAGAACAACTCATCGCGCAACCTGCCAAAGCGCTCTTTTAGGCTGGCTGTCTCGCTGACCGATATAGCCACGGCGGGAAGGTCTAGCTCTCTTAGCCTATCAGCCAAACCTGCACCGAGGCCAATAGCATCAATATAAACCGCCTGCGGCCTGCTCTGATAGTTGCAAGCCTCATACTCTGTCAGGACAATACCCGCCAGTTCCATCAGGTCTTTGTTCTGCCAAGTCTTGATTGGCTCTAAAAGGGCTTGCCCTTGCCTCTTTGCCAGCGCACTTCTGTCCCCGCCGAATCTTGCAACGTCCAAACCCCACACAACGGGCGTGGTAGGGCTAGGCTCTATATCCCTCTTTGTGGCTTCCTCAACAATATACAGCGGCACCAGCACATCATCAGACTGCGTGGGGAACTCGCCCAGAACGCGCACCCTGTAAACATTGCTTTCCTCGCCATACTTATCAGCCATATTGGCTAAAAAGTCCTCAGAAACGTACTCTCCATCGTGGCAAGAAACGGTGATATTACTCCACATGTGGCGCTGACCGTGGAAGCTCTCATAGAAAAACCCATCTGATCTGGTGGGGTTCCCGCACATGACCGTCTTAGCGCCAGCGGTAGACAAAGCACCCTCAGCCACCTGAAACACGACATCCGGCACACCAGATGCCTCTTCTACCAGAAACAGCATATTCTCAGAGTGAAAGCCCTGAAGTGCCTCTGGGTTCTCTTTACGGCTGGTTCTTGCAACGGCAAAACTGTCGCTTGCACCCTTCAAGCTGATCTTGTCGCTCTTAAACTCCAGAAGGTTCTTGAAGCCCTCTGGCAACTGCCTCGCCCACTTGTCTATCTCTGTCCACAGCACATCGCTCAACTGGTGCGCCGTATTCGCAGTGACAGCCACCTTGCAAGGGTAATGCGTCAATAGCCACCACAATACCAGCCATGACTGAAACGCAGTCTTGCCCACACCGTGACCAGACTTGATAGACACCCTGTCATTTCTTGCAACTGCCATGAGGGCATCGGCCTGCCACTTCTGGGGCTTGGCACCAAGGATGCTCTCAACAAACAACACAGGGTCAGCGTGTAACTGTACCAGCAAATCAGTGGTAAGCGTCTTTTTTGGATTCTTGGCACTATGGGGAGATGTCATTCAACAGCATCCGAAGGGGGGGTCACTTCGCCTTCAATAGTGTTCGCTTCTAACCGTTTGGCTTCAATCTGGGCGGCGGCAAGTTTCAGCTCGTCAACAAAGCTGGTGACCTTATGCTCGACATCAATCTTCTGATTATCGCCGTACAGCTTAGGATATAGCTTGGCGGCTCTCCATTTGTAGGTGTCTACAATCACCCGTGCAGTCTGAGCGTCAATCTCGCCGCTACGCATCTCAGCAATAGTATCGTCAATCTGATCGTCTATGCCCTGTGCGCGTAACTCAGTGGCGACTTGGTACTTGCTACGGAAGTCATCATCATCTTTGAGCCACTTCCACATGGTCACATATGAGGGCATATCATCGCGCATACAAGCCTTACGAGCAGACATCCCGCTTGCAACTAGGTCAAGAAACTTGGAACAAGCCGAGGCTCTCTGAGAGACTGTGAGGGGCTTTGAGGCGTGTTTGGATTTTTTGGACATGATCGAGGTATAGCCGATGCGGTTAATCATTGCAAGAATGGGGGGTTAGGGGAGGGGAGTTACTGGGTATGTATAATTTATATCCGCCCCCCGCGATATTTTCAGGGGGGGGTATTCGGCGGGTTTTTGCTACTTATCCGCGCTTTTGTCGCATAACGTATATTATGGAAGCAATATTGCCAGCCTCAAACAAGCTAACCCCCTGATATTATTAGATAACCATAGGATGTAACGCCCATAGGTAGTATATCCACCCCTGCCGCTACCGAATCAAACCGAATCAGGCCAGCAAGCAATCCCGATTCGTGCGCGCGCCCGTGTATTTATTAACTGTATCACGGTTAAAAACGCCCCTAATTTTGCCCTATGCTATATAATTGTTCGATTTCGCTTGCCTAATACTTAATTCCAGATTAACTTATCCCTATCGTTAATCGTTAATCAGAAAGGCTTAATCATGAATATCGTAATCAACAAAGACGGTGAAGAGTTAACCGCTATTGCTATCCGGCATCAAGGCGAAGGCGATCTTATCAAGCGCCAGCCAGACGCCAAAGCCGTTTATGTCATTAATCACTATGACAAGGAAAGCGATTCTTATTCATGTTCCGATTACTATGACATGAACCGCGAAATTTTCATCAAATCCAATAAAACCGTTTATGTAGGATTTACGTTTTAACCAACCTAAAAAGGGAGTCACGCTATGAAAAACCCAAACGGATATATCATATATGAGGGCGCAAGCCTGTTAGACGGAAAGCCAATTGTGGCAATCGCCTTAACTGGTAACAGCCGGAACACTAAAACGGGCGCAATGATCCAGACGTTTATAATCCGCTCCGATATCGACCCGCTAACCGCTAACAAATCCGGAGAAGATTTTAGCATTTGCGGCAATTGTACCCATAGAGGTGAAACCCATACAGATCCCGAAAAGAAAACAGCCAAAAACAGATCCTGCTATGTAACGCTATTTCATGCCCCTTTGACTGTCTATAAACAGTACAAGGCCGGAAAATATCCGCATATTGATGATCAGCCTTTTATGGATCGCTCTGATCTTGGCGCGGATCGTATGGTACGGATCGGCGCATATGGCGACGGATCAGCAATCCCCGCCGCTATCTGGCAGGAATTGATCAGCAAGGCTAAAGGCTTTACCGGATACAGTCACCAAGCCGATTTACCGGAAGCCGATTTTAATCCCGCCCTATATATGCAATCGGTTGAATCAGAATTTCAGGCTTTTCAGGCATGGTCGCAAGGCAAGAGAACATTTAGGGTAATCGAGCGAGTCGCGGATCTGGTATCTGGTAAAGAAATACTTTGCCCTGCTAGTGAAGAGGCCGGAAAACGGACTACCTGCCAAGATTGCGGTTTATGCGCTGGTACTTCCAGCAAATCCCCAAAATCGATCGCTATCGTTGCTCATGGCGCTGGCAAGCGCTCATTTAAGGCCGCTTGATAGCGGTTTAGGCTTGGCGGGTACTGTTACCCGCCTTGCCTTATAAATGCCGCTAGTCGGTGTTTATATGGCAATTGTGCCTAACATGAAAAGGGAGTCAAAATCATGCGAGAAATAAAGCGATTAAAAGCTGATATTAATATGCTAAGCGATTGGCACGATAAATGGGGCGAGGCCGTAAACTGGCATTTCTCTATTTGTGATGCCCTGCAGTTACGGAAAGATGACACCCCCGAATCTTGGCAATATAGGCCAGCCTTTTTTGGCGTTGATGATGATAACATGCATCTAGATATTTTAAGCGATTACAAAACAGAAACGCTAATCAAAATGGGCGATATATTGCGCCGCTATATCATACGTTGCGAAAAAGCGGGTTTATCCTACTAGCCTTTATTCATGCCCTGCTGGCTTAGCTGGCAGGGTATAGATAAAGCCTAGTCGGGCTTTAAACCGCCAATAATGGCATAACAGAAACGGAGTCAAAATCACCTATGAAACATCTGCAACAGATGCAGGCTATGTTTGATCAGCTGTTTGATGCTGATCAGGCAAGCCCCAGCCATGACCTAGCGCGGTTATTGCCTAGCGAATGGCTATCGGAATCGGTTAAAAAATCGGCCGCGGAATCGGTTGAAAATTCGGTTGAAAATCACCCAGCAGGGGGCGGTTTAAAATAGCCCCCCCATTTAAAATACCCCCCTAGTTTAAAATATTGTTGACAACCATGCACAATGAATTAATCTAGGATTAACAAACATAGACAGATAAGGAGTCAAAAATGTCTAAGAAAACACAAAAATCAGAATGGGAAATCGAACGCGACAGACAGATCGCGGCTAATGAGCAGGGCATGGCTAACTTGTCCGAATCCCAGATTGAGGCTATCCGGCGTGTCCGTAAATCTCTGGGCGCATCGCTTGGCACAATGTTTGAATCTCAGGACATATTACTGTCAGAACTGCGCGAGCTGGATCATGCTTTCCACGCCCTATGCCGTCATTTCAATTTTGACCATAGCTATTGGGGGGATGAATAATGAACGCAATCGAATTTCTTGTCTGGGCTATGACCAACCCAGACGCAACGGACGCCGATTTAAAAGCCAAATATGAATCGGTCTATGAAACTGACCAGCACCGCCTGCAAAGGGCGGTTGCTACCTACGGCAAGCCAGATGATTCGGTCAGCAAATTAGTGGGAGATCCTGACTATGCCTGAGAAACTTTGCGAAATGTGTCACGGTGATGGCGAGGTGGAATATGAAATAGCCGTTGTCGATTATGAGCATGGCGGCTACCTAAAAAGCGAAGTCCAAGAGTGCCATATATGCCGAGGCTATGGCTATGTTGAAGCAGAAGAGGAAGCCCCCCATTAGGGGGCTTTTTTGTGACAGACAGCATAACCCCCTGTTTAAAATATATAATCCGTCCAACATTCGGTTGGACAGACATCACATCCAGCCCCTGTCAATCGGATTATCCAGCCCATTGCCTATAGCCAGCCAGTCTTTATCAGTCTGATCAGTTGCCATAAAGGCCAGAATATCGGTCAATATCGGCTGATAATAGAACCCTTCAGCCTTGTATGCGTTCCACATCTTCTCCGCCACTGTCTCTGCATACTGCTTTTGTTTATCGGATAGCACAGTCTTACATACCGATTGCTGGCGATTTGAGCGCCGCTGAGTGCGCTTGCCTTCTTTTCTGCACCAACCCTGCCAGAAAGCCCTGCAAGAGGCGTAGGCGGCTTTAAAACCGTTCTTTTCATCCCATAACCGAATATCGGTTAATATTTCCTCTGCATCCAAGCCTAAATCGGTTGCGTATTGCCTGTCCTGATCGGTTGGTTGCCAATCAGTTAATTTCTGTTTCGCCCCTTTATTGGATTTTGTATATTCTGTTCTTTGTTTACCTCTGTTCTTTGTAAGTGTCGGATTTACCGTCAACGGTTTTTCCGTCAACGGTTTTTCAGTCAGCGGTGAATCTGAGACGACATAACGGTTTGAGGCAAATTTGCCCTCTGCCCTGACCTGTTCTTTGCTGATATAGCCATACTGTTCGAGCGTGGCAAGAATCGTCCTGATTTTGTCCCTGCCAACGTCAAACCGTCTGCGTAATTCGGTCACTTGCACTTGCCAGTCATAAGGCTTGCTCAACAGATACACTAACAGGCCAAGCTGGTCGGCAGATAATCGGTTATCATTCATCAATTCATTAGGCAGAACGCTAAAATTTTCCTTTAGAGAACTGCGTACAATTAAGCTATCACTCATTTCCAACTCCCTTAAATAGCCCTATCTCAAAATGCGCTAGCAAGCCCTTATCTTGCCAGTCCCGCATTTGGTTTCTCCCCCCATATTGCACCGTGTATGGCGCATCGAAATTTATATATCCTAATCGGTCAGACCATTGCACAAACAGATAGGCTGGCGTGTTGCAAGCCTCTGACAACTGCCTAGCCGCCATAACCTTCGACAGATTGCAAAAAAATGTAGGGTACTTATCCATAAAATTGTTTCTGCATCTGATCTCAACCAACGCCGCCAACGTATCACCATTAAAGATAGCAAAATCCAAATGGTTGTGAATCGGTAGCTTCTCAGCCCTTTGACCCGCCTTGCAGATTCGGTCTATGACGGCCTTTTCCCGTGCCAAGTCTGCCCCAGTTTCATATAATGGCCTGTTCATGGGTTGCGCCTTCTTTGCATAGCTCTGCGTGTGTGCATAGCTGATATCGGCGGTAGCTTGTTGTTAGCCCGTGCAGTCTCAGCCGATAGTATCTTGCTCCTGATGAGTGCATCGCGTTCAACGGTCATTAACTGCGCCCTGCGTTGCTTCAGCCAAGCCTTAAACTCCTCGACTGTCATTTCTGCCGCAGTTTTCATGCCCAACTCTCCCTCACCAGCATAAGCCACGTATCGAAGTCCACCTGCGCCACATAATCCATGCCAGCATAGTCCGAGCTAATGCTGGACATTCTGACAAGGCAGTGAATGGGCTGGCGGTCATACTTCCATATCAGAACAGGCTGGCATCCAGTGGCGTCTGCCGCCGCTGTGCATTGCTCCCACCACTGCGGCTTATAGGTCGTGCCAGAGGCATAACGCTTGGCCTCTATGCTCCAACCATCCACCCCGATAATGTCACCATGCAAGCTGGCTCTATACTGCTCGATGTCTCTCTTAACATCCTCAACACCAAGCCCATCCATGATAGCCCGACACAACTCACGCTCGAAATTTGCGCCCTTCACTCTACCGTTAGTCATCCCGTACACTCCCCGTCATCTGTCTGGCAGAAAAATCCTTGCTCATCAAAAATCCAATCAGATTGACGCTGAACAAAATCGACAAAGTGGTTCATATCTCTGCCTTTTCTAAATGTTGAACCGCGTTCCTTTTCCATCCGTACCCACCACTCAGCACGTTCTGGGTGTTGCTTTGCCATCGCCGCAAGTGTGGCTTCGCTTTTCAAAAAACAAAAATCACAATTGCCCTTCGGTGTAGAGCCAGCCGCGTTATCCAGTTTCAAGTCAAACCAACTATCAGACCAAAACTTGTTTACATCCAGCTTTGATACACCCGCATCTAAAAGCGGATACCAATACGTCCACCTGTCCTTGCTGTCTGTCTTAGCACGGTGATGCTCATCGGCGCGAATGCCAACGCAAGCCGTCCACTTCTTCCAGCCAAGCTCTTTGGTTAAATACCGTTTCATTGGCAAAATTTTCAACTCGGTTGTGCAGAACCGCGCCGCAATGTTAGGCAAATATTTCTTTTGGTTTATAAGTATCTCAAACGGCTCACCATTCCGTGAAGCAGAGTTTTCCCCCACGACTTTGTAACCAGCCTTGCCATCAGGTCGGTCATATTCTAGCCAAACAATAGGAATATCCCACTGAGTAGCGCAATCATGCACGAAGTCCAATGTCTCAGGCATCTCCCTGCCTGTATTAGCAAACGTCACAACAGCGTTGTCAGGCAAGCCGTCATTCGCCACAAGTATTTCATGCAACATATAGGCTGACGTTCTGCCGCCGCTGAAGCTGATTTGCACATTGCCCTCTGGCAGTAAATATGGGTTAGTCAATGGAACTTCTCCCTTTCGGCGGCATATGTGTCACTGGTTTGACTGCCTTACCCGTAAGGTTTTCGGTTATCTCAGCATCCTGAAACGCATCGTCTGGGATAAGCTCGTCCAGCAGTTGCATCTGCTTGGCTAGATGTTCAGGCTCATTACAAAATTCTTTGCTCTTCGTACTCATAGCCAATCTATCTCCGTTGTGTCTGGTATTTCATCTGTCCACACATACCATGCAAAAGCCATTTTGCCTGAACCGTACCAAGCCGCATCGTGGTCAGCCCGAATCATGGTTTGTCTTTTACTGAATACATATATCCGGCATGGCGGGTGCTTAGAATAAAGCTGGTTGAACCGCTTGATGCCCTCCAAAAAAGCCAGCCTCAACAGCCAGCAATGTTTCTTAACACCCAGATCAATCGCCTTCTGTATAAAAGCCTGAGCGTGTTTATATGGCGGGTTGGTAACTATATTCGGGGCAAGGGCTTTCTGCTCCAGCAAAAAATCCCTGCCGGATGTGCCAAACCCCCAATCATTTAAATCGGTGTCCACCGTATTATAACCATGCTCTCTCAGCACAGCACTGATAGCACCATCACCACAGACAGGCTCCCAGATATCCCCCTCAAACACTTCCAGATCTAAAAACGGTCTGATAGATGTCTCGGGGGTTGGGTAGAAATCATCCTTATGCCTGTTTGTCATGGAACACCTCACACCAATCTTTTAGCCCAACCTTACCGCCGGACATCCGATACAATTCCATCATGTGCCGAGCGTTTGGTGGGCGCACTCCATATATCCAAGCATGGACACAAGGCTGGGTCACATTCATTTTACGAGCAAGGTCTGCTTGCTTCATATCCTTTGTTATCAGCCACTTAGCTAGATGCACAATAAACTCCTATGAAATAGTTGACATTGGTATATATAACCTCTAATAAAGTATATAGACAGTGATGTAAACTGAAAACTTAGTCAGGGATTATAGTGGAAAAATTAGATCATTACAGTCCGAGCCAGTTACTGCGCCCGATGGCAGTGTGGATGTTTCAATACATCTACCTCAATAAACAACAGCGCAGAAAGATGAAGGTCGGTTATAACGCCGCTTTCGGAACGGCTGTGCATGGGGCAATACAGGCCATGCTAACTGCTGGGCTAGACTTTGAGCAGGCTATTGAACAAGCCTACCTGTCATTTGATTTTCACGATGCACCAGCTACCGAGCCAGAAGAGAAGCGCGAGAAGTACCGCGAACTTATTGCTGATGCGGTGGAGCAGGGTATTGATTTGCTTGCAAGCGAGTACGGGGGTGCAGAAGAGGAGCAGAGAGTCGAGGTATCGCTAGACGGTGTTGAACTACCGGTCATGGGTTACATAGACCTCTGCGCCTCTGACCGCTTCTGTGAGGTAAAGACAAAAGCGCCCCGCATGGGTGCGGTAAAGAAGGACGGCACAAGGGGCTGGACTAAGGCGGCAATACCAGCCAAGCCACAGTTCGAGCATCTGTGCCAAGTATCCATTTATCAGAAAGCCACAGGGCTAGAGCCTAACCTTGCATATGTATCTGCAACTGGCTCTGTGCTGTTTACCCCCGAAAACTGTGAAGAGCTACAGCCGCAATACATGGCCTATTGCTTAGAAGAGATGCGGGGCAGAGCGATACGCCGACAGAACCTGTTGCGGGTATCGGATGATCCGAAGGTGTTGGCTGGTCTGGTAGACCCAGACTTTCAGCACCCGTTTTACTGGGATGAAGAGTTTAAAGAAGAAGCAAAGGAGTTATGGAAAACATGAGCAATATATTCGCAACCATGAGCCAGATCGACACCCGAAAGATTGTCGAGAAGAAAAACGGTTTCACCTACCTTAGCTGGGCGCATGCCCTACGGCTGTTAAAACAGCACGTTCCAGATGCTATGGTCACTAAGCATATCTTCAAGCAGGCAGACCAAACCTATCTGCCATACATGATTGACGCACAGGGTTATGCCTATGTGCAGGTAACGGTAACGCTGGGCAAGGATGAACCAGCTACCACAGAGATTATGCCAATCCTGAACCACGCCAATCGGCCTGTTCAAAAGCCCAACAGCTTCGAGGTAAACGCCTCTATACAGCGTTGCATGGCTAAGGCGATCAGTATGTCTACAGGCTTGGGTCTACATTTATATGCTGGCGAAGATATGCCAGCACCATCACCAGTTTCTGCTGGTTCGGACAACTCCGAGCAGAAGGCGGAGAGGGAGGCGGCATCTGGGCAAACAGTAAAAAACCGTGATGTCTTTATTAATACCGAGCGTTCGGATGCCGCACAAACCCCGCAAAAGATAACGTCACCACTGTCTCTGGCAGATGAGGTGGCCTTATGCCCCGACATGGACAGCCTCAAGACGCTGTATAATCGGGTGCAGTTAAAGCTGTCAGCAAGTGACAGAGAGCTATTCACCAAAAAGAAACAGGAGTTATTAAATGGCTGAATATCAGATGAAGGACATGACAGGGTCATTGTTCGATAATGACAAGGGCGATAATAATATGCGCCCAGATATGCGCGGAACGATCATGATCGATGGCACTAAGTATAGCCTGTCTGCTTGGAACAACGAATCAAAGGCTGGCAAAAAATATCTCGGCCTGAAAATTTCTGAGTTTCAAGAAAAGCCAGCCAGCAATGGTGCGGGTCAGGCAATGGACGATGAGATTCCCTTCTAGTGTTTAGACGGGATAAGAAGCGGCAAACAAAGCAATCGCGCTATCCAACAGTCGATAATTATGCCGACTGCGCCTATTGCGGAAACCGCTTCAACTATCGATATCAGGGAACAATCACACTAGCGGGAGAGGAGTTTTGTAACGATGTCTGTGCTAGAGAAAATTATCTTAAAAATGTTAGGGAACGGGGTGAAGCCGTCCCGTTTGACGCACTATGATAAACAAATCGAAAGGGTCGTTAAAGTCACCAGCGAAGTCACAGGCGTACCAGTCTTGGAACTGCTGTCAAAGCGCAGAACCAACGCAACCGAGCGACACATCGCTATGTATCTGTCAGTCAGATTGCTGGGTTGCTCATATCCAGAAGTGGGCAGGGCATTTGGGCGTGACCATACAACCGTCATGTATGCGGTAAAGAAGCTGGATAAAAGAGGGCGGGGAAGGTCAAAAACCAGCCGAATTTTAAAGGAAATTGAGCAGTGTCTAGCCGCATGACACTTAGGTACGTCATTCATGGCGAGATAAAAAAATACGAGAAAAACGGGTGGGTTATTGTCTCCCACCTGTCTTACCCTCACAGCCAACACGCAGTGCTAATGAAGAGGGTGCAAGATGACTGATCCTGTCAATCACCCCGAACATTACACCAGCGGCAACATCGAGTGCCTAGACGCTATCCGTGCGGCGCTCGGTGACAATTACAAGTATTATGTGCAGGGAAATGTGTTAAAGTATATCTGGAGATTTAACCACAAAAACGGGCTGGAAGATTTAAAGAAAGCTCGGTTCTATCTGGATGATCTTATAGCGCATGATGACCCTGCATAATAAATTTGTAGCAGACGTAACTTTATCACAAACAACATCCGGCCTTGCTGGAGAATATATAGCCGCCGCGTCAGTCCTTGCAAGGGGCTGGCGCGTTGCTTTAGCGCAACAGGACGCTGTTGACCTAGTGGCATGGCATCCAGATACAGGCCAGATGATGCGGGTACAGGTCAAGGCTTGTCAGGCTTCTCGGCAGGGTACGGGGCATAAACATCGCGTACATTTTCAGACAGGGCTGGGCGGTAAAAAAAGACTGCCCACGATAGCCGACTACGACATTATGGCTATGGTTTCCACTGAGCAACGTGTGGTATGGTATTTACCTGTAACTTCTATCAATACAAAGAAGTTCACCAAACACACAACATTTTTTGAAGCGCCTGACCTCGAATCAGATAGCTGGGCTAGAGCAGTGGAGATAATAAATGAGACAAATTCCAAATCGCAGACCGTGCATCACAACAAACGTAGGCGCGGGCATGGCAGTGACCGTAAGCTTTTGCCCTCAAACTGGTGAGGCTATAGAGGTATTCATGTCCCAGCGCGGCAAGGCCAGCGATAACGAGCTAACCCAAGCCATGTATAATCTGGGCGTTACTGCGTCCAAGTTGATGCAGGGCGAGTTTGATGAGGCGGTCTAATGGATGACAGTGTAGACAGGCTAGTAAAGCAAATAAAGAAGCATGAGGGCTTAGAGCTAAAGCCGTACAAATGCACCAGCAATAAGCTAACCATAGGCATTGGCCGCAATCTTGAGGATGTGGGCATCAGCGAGATAGAAGCAGAATATCTGCTGATGAATGACCTCGACACCTATATGACTGCCGCCAAGACCTATGACTGGTACAACGGCCTGAACGATCCGCGCAAAGCTGTTATCGTGTCCATGCTGTTCAATATGGGGCAGACCAACTTCAACAAGTTCCTGAAGATGAAACAGGCGCTCAGTGTCGGTGACTATGCCGAGGCCGCAAAGCAGATGCTAGATAGCCGCTGGGCAAAGCAGGTAAAGGGCAGGGCAGTGGAACTGTCCAAGCAGATGGAAACAGGAAGGTGGCAGTAATGAAGATATGGCAATATCAGCCGAATGAGGACGGCTCGGCCACTATGGAAGTTACTATGGATACTGAAGAAGTTGCAAAGCTTTTAGAGCTAGGGTTTGTAACGGCTCTGAAAAATTACATAGAGGATACCGAAGATGGCAACAATGATGGATGAGTGGCGGGTATTGCCCCGCTTAGCCTTCCTAGCAATGATTATAATGGCCTTCAGGGTTGTCGAGTGGTATATGACCCTGCCAGCCGCTGAAGCCACTGTGGAGCGCTCTGGCTTCGTTTCTGTGGTGGTTGGTGCGCTAACGGGCGCTTTCGCTGTATGGATAGGGAAAGAGAAAT